ATTGATAGAGGCAACTGGAAGCTGTTCCCAAACCTGTATACAGTTTTGGTTGGCCGGCCTGCGACTGGAAAGGGCACTTCGATAAACCCAGCAATGGCACTTTTGAAGGAGGCAAACACAGCAAATGTCCTTTCAGACAGACTCACAATCGAATACGTCCTTGAACGACTCTCCACAGGGTTCCCGTCGACGAATATCATTGGTGGGCAAATCACAACAGCAGTGGACAGTAGTGCTATCATTTTTGCTTCTGAGCTGTCTGTTTTTCTTCGTAAGTCTACCGACGCTCTTGCAGATTTGGCACAGCTCTGGGATTGTTTGCCAGACTTTGACTACGGAACAAGGCAGAGAGGCATGTACACAATTAAGAATCCTTGTGTCAGTTTACTCGGTGGCAGTCCTCCTAGTTGGTTGGCTAAATCTGTTCCTAATGACGCTGTCGGTGGTGGGTTTACGAGACGAGTGAACTTCGTTTACACAAAGAGTGACCCGGTCCTGCCAACATGGGAACCACTGCATCCATCATTGAATGGCACAGGTAAAAGACGCGATGAGTTGATAGATGATCTACGGTTAATTCATGGACTTCGTGGACAATTCAAAGCTACACCAGAATTTATCAAGACCTTCGACGCATATACACAAGCAACGAAGTTTGACGACTTTGATGACGAGTCAAAGACTGGTTTCAAGGCATCTAAGTGGGTTAACACGACAAAGTTATGTATGATTCTTAGCATTAGTAGGGACGACAGTTTCCTACTTCGTAAAGAAGACCTTAACCTCGCCATCAAAATGACTGACAAAGTTGAAGAAGACCTCGGTCTAGTGTTTAGAACAGTTGGTGAAAGCAGTGACACAGTCGCAGCCGGTCATATCTTGAACTTCGTTGAACGAAGAGGAAAAGCAACTTTTAGCCATATCTTACAAGCAACCTGGCGTCACTCATCAAAGGACGATACAATAAGAATTCTGTCAACGTTGGTTGGTGCTGGACTACTTGGAGAGGGAATGTCTGGAACCTCAACAATTTACACCTTCAAAAAGATTCCGTAGGAGACGTTTGTGGAAAGAAAAGCATACACACGAGAAAACAAAGATATCCCGCACTACTCCTCAGTTTGCCCAACGGCAGAAAAACAGCTCGCTAACATTCACAAAGAAGGCGACGCTAGATACGGTATTGACAACTGGACTGTTGTTGAAGACCTTGAAAAGTTCAGACGAGACGTCTTCGACCACGCACGTGAACATATGAATCTTTATTTGTTGGGTGACCGTTCGGAGAACCACCTAGCCAAAGTTATGTGGGGTATGGCAGCTCTTATACATCACGACACTGATTGTCAACATCACGACACGATCAAAAAGGAGCCAAGAAATGTCACCAGAAAAAAGAATCAAAGAAAGTCGTCGGACAAACCAAGAGAGACGTGAGCAGGAAGATCAAAACAAACGAATACTAAACGAAGCAAAGATTGAATCGAGAGAACGTTGATGTGCACCATGTGTAACGACACTCAAGTAGTCATGATCCAAGGTAAGCACGGACTAGAAACTGTTCCTTGTAAGTGTCTGTACCCAAACATTCATGACTGTGCTCTCGGTCATACTTTGATTCAGTATAGAGCACCGACCTGCCCACTTTGCTCCTCAAACAACTTAAGAGACTCTATGATAAGAGAATTTGCAAAGACACTTGAGATGTATTGTGAGGAACTACGCAAGTGGCGTGGCCTTTCCAGAACTCCGGTACAACAAAAACAAGACGACGCAGCGAAGGTTATTGAAGATGACAGACGAACAAAGGTTGAAGGTTCTTGAACGGCTATACAAGAGAGCAATAGTGGATGAACATAACTACCATCCAAGTATTGCGTACTATGCTCAAATGGTTCTTATGGTAATACAGTCTTATCGTAACTACATTTTGCGAAGAGCTGGTGAATAACATTGGAGGCTTACTTGTCTAGGTGCAGTCCGTTTCAAATCCAGGCAACTGTTGTGGGGACTTCAGTCCTGGGGGACAGACGGGCTTACAAACTAGCAGGTGAGCCTCCAATGGTGTTTACTTTGACAAAGAAAAGGGGGAGGATTAAATGGACATTACAAGAGCGACTGAACTAACATCAGAAGTTTTTGATGTAGTCAGAGACATGTTTGAGTACCATCCGTGGAACGATGAACAGAAAAACCACGGTGTTGTTGTTAGAAAAGCACTAGAGGACGCATTCCTAGAGGTTCTCAAACACGTTCCCTCGTGTCCGGATCGCTCGGCTGCGCTTCGCAAGATACGAGAAGCACGTATGGATTGTAACTCCGCGATTACGCATAACGGAAAGTACTAACATGATCCTTGCAGTCTCGATAGTCGACAAACACGCAAAACCTGGTAAGCGCCACGTTGGTACTTACTTCTTTGAGATTCCACGAGAGAACAACTCACACTTTGACACTGCTGTTGTTGTTTGTGACAAAGAAAAGGAAGAGGCTGCTAGACCTCTTTTAGGCAGGTTCTTAACAAAGGATGAAATTCCACATCCAGTTAACCTAGACGGTGAACCATTAAGCGACTAAGAAGCGGCCCTTCCTGTCCCCACAAAGTCCCCCCCGCAGGGGCTAGGAGCGAAGCTCCGACGCCCCGAGGATTCTTGACTATGTTTTGGTTGTATCAAATATTTTGTAGTGAGAATGTGATATACATTGGTGTATCTAGTAACATACATCATCGTATTCATCAACATTTAAGAGGTCGTGGTGCTCAAGCAACAAGAAAGTATAAACCTCTTACTTATAAACTACTTGCTCTATTTGGTACTTCCGAAGACGCGAAGCAGGCTGAACGAAAACTAGTTCTCCTTCTAAAGAACTCAAATAAGTTCAAACTTGTTTTTGGTTCAGGTTATACAATAACCACAGAAAACGGAGGTTAAATGTTGACATGGCCTGATGTGATAAACGGGCTATTTGAATTCTTTGGGTCTACTGGTGTGTGGCTCAACGTAGTGGCATTGCATAGAGACAAACAGTTTAGAGGCGTTCGTATAGGTCCAACCGCACTGTTTGCATCTTGGGGGTTCTGGAATTTGTATTACTATCCCCATCTAAATCAGTGGCTATCTTTCGTTGGGGGTTTATCTATTGTAGCTGCTAACACAACTTGGCTACTACAGATGTTATACTACCAAAAGATGCGGACGTCAGGAGATTAAAATGTATTGTAGTGTTCGTCATAAGCCTTTGGTTGCGAAAGAGGAAGCACAAGGCAATTTAATCGTTCGTTCTTTCTGGCATAAAGATGGAACTGCGATTTGTGATTATGCAAATGTTCAAAGATATAACACAAATTGAAAGAGGAGGTTAAATGTTGAAAGAATACGAAGAATTCGTTGGCACCACAGAAAGTGGCTCAGTTCGTGACATGTCCCACAAAGAGCGTCTTATGTACTTTGCTCTCGGACTTTGCGGCGAAGCCGGTGAGGTCGCTGAGAAGATCAAGAAACTTGTTCGTGACAGAGGTGGATATTTAGGTGATGCAGTTGACGATGATAAGTTCTTTGCAGACCTTGTTAAAGAACTTAGTGACCCTCTTTGGTACCTAACACAAATTTGTCGTGAAATTTCTGTCCAATATTGTAACGCTTGTCCAGAAAGGGAAGTCCACCTTGAAGAGTTGTTTGAGATCAACATGGCAAAGCTAAAGGACCGGGCCAACCGTGGTGTTATTCAAGGAAGTGGCGACAATCGCTGAACTTAAAACACAACTTCGCTTTGCTCGTAAGCGTCGTAGGTTGTGCTTTGATTTGTTTCGTGACCCGAAGGCCGGAAGTATTTTGTACGACGAGTTTGGAGTTAAACCAAGTCCTCAGTCAACGATAAGTTGTTTCATTGGCTTTAAGGACTGGTGTCAAGAAGTCTACATCATCCGAGAGGAGTTGAAAAAACGAAATGACAGAAACAGATAAGGTAACGAAAAAGGAAATGCAATGTTTTCTTATCCCATGCGGTGCTAGAGTTGTGGTTCAAGAAGACCCGTTCAAAGAGTCTTCAAGACTGATCGTCACACCAGACAACGTGAAGCGTCGTCCAACGACCGGGACGATTATTGCGGTCGGGCCAGATGTCCCTTTTCTTGAAGGAGGTAATAGAACGATTCTTGAAGTCGGAGACCGTATCCTCTTCGGTATGTACTCCGGAACCTTGGTTCAATTCAAACAACGTCCTGCCTACCGGGTTCTCACAGTTGAGGAAGTCCTCTGCAAAATTGACGCCACTGTTGAGGAAGCTAGTCTTGACTTTTCTGCTGCGTAGCCTAGCAAACAAAAAATAGGGGACAGTACTTGACCGTCCCCTTTTTCCTTTTTCACTCGAGACTGTGACACGCACTTTTTTTTGCTGTTAGTACTCCTTTGAGGTCCCTCCAGTCTTCTTCGAGGCTTTGGGTCCTTTCATCTCAGACCCACCACCTGTACCACCGCCTTTGTAGATCGGTGAAGACGGTTGCCCCTTCATGTTGCCTTCGCAGACAGACATGCTGATGCTGGAAAGGTCACTCTTAACACTTGCCAAACTTCGGTTGTTGTCTTGGGTTGCCATATGGTACTCCTTAAACACGTGTTTTGTCCTACTGATCTAAGGATTGAATTGGTAGGACACAACTCAATCGGAACTTGTTTTCCTGTCTACTCAACATCAAAGACTGACTTCTTTTTCGTCTTAGTCAAGTCTTCAACAAACTTAGTAACAACACCAGCCTTAAACCCGAAAGGTGGTTGTTTATGATACCTCCCAAACCACTCTTCATACAGTCTTGGCCCGACAACAGGAATGCTCCTAGTTAATTTCTGTTTGGCTTGATCGGTCATTCTGTCAAGTGGATGAGAACGTCGTGAGTCGAAGGACGTGAGCATTTTTGCAACGTCAACAACGTCACCCAGGACCGGGCCACCTAGAAAACGCCAAAAAGGTGTCTGATCGTTGTATGAAAGTGACCTCATTGTGTCATAAGTGATACCAAGAACACCGACAGCCATCGCGTTTTCTAAGAGTCTATCGTAAGGATGACGACTCCAGTCTGGTCTTTCCTTAAGAGTACCACGCCTGGCAAGTTCTGAGGTATCTTTTATGATCTCACCAACAGTCGGAAACAAGATAGCCGCCATCATAAGAGGTTTGACATCTCCTCTTGTTGCTGGTAAAAAGACGTAGTCTTTCATAAACTTCGTTTGCTGAAAACCATACGTCTTAAACATCGTTGCAACACGAATTCGAGGATCAGTTTTCCAGGCAGGCGGAAGGTTTTCTATCGACGAAGTAAATTGTGTTATGTCACTCGTTCGCCTTGCAGCGGTGAGTAGGTCGTCAGGACTAAGAGAACCTTTTTTTAGTGCTTCACGGAAGTCAACTCCAAGTGTTTGAAGCATACTGCGAGCACCTACGTTGTCTGGATTCTTTAACAACGTTGCGAAATTCGCTTCAGCAGACTCTCGACCAGCGTTGCTGGCAAAGATACGAAGCATCCGGTCCATCCATGTGAACCGAGTATACTTTAGTGCCTGCCCACCTAAAGTTGTTTCTTTCAACAAAACTTCTCTTGCTTGACGGTACGTTTGGTAAGCAGTTGAACCAGCCTCAACAGTGAACCTTTCAGCGTCACCAAAGTCCGCAACCATTCGTGCCGCACCACGAATTGTTGGTGCAATACCTCTTAGAAAGATAGGAACGTTAACGAACTGTCCAGCTTGTGAAATGGTTGCCAAGCCGAGTTTGGTTAATGCCTCCACACTAGAAATGTTATGTTCAAGTGGTGAGTACTTTTTGCCAGCGTAGCTGCTTGGTCCAGAACCAATCGACCTGCCAAGTTTGTGTTCACCCATGAACCTAGCATACGTCTCAGCAACTGGTCCTTCCTCTTGTCTAACCTGCAACAACATGTCTTCAAGGATTTCGTCGTTCTTTCCAAACTGTTTTACTTGGGCAACTCGATTCCAGACTTGTTTTAGGTAGTCAATTGGAACCATGTTGTCTTCACGTTCTCCAGGAAGGTCAGCAAGCCGACGCTTTTCAATGTTGTAGGCCATCTTACCACCACCACGGTGGTAGTTAATAATGCTTTCTGCATGAATTGCGTTGCGAGCTTTTCCAGTATCAACAAGATGTTTGATAGCTTTGTTCATGTTTCCAATGTCATCAAAATGACCGTCAGGAAACATTTTTGCCCAATAATTTGGAGTAAACTCCTTAGCTATCCCAAGGTCTTTAGCAGCAAAGTAGGCATCTTCTTGTTTCATCTTCACTATTGTTGATGCAGGAAGGGTGATGTTTCCAGACTTCAGTTCCTTAGCAATGACTCCATCTGGAATACCTTTAACAGCATTATAAACGTCATGTACTGGCAATGACCATAGCTGTTCCCCAGCTTCCGTACCAGTCTTAACTGCCTCGTAAAATGCCTGTGACCTTGGACCAAGTCCTTTTAAGACTGCTCCACCACTTATTGGAAAGGCTTTGCCTAGTTCTTCAACGCCGACCTTGGCAATGCCTTTTGCCCACTTTGTGGTGATTTTTGATGCGATGCTTCCCATAACGGTTACTCAAACAACTCCGGGTGAGAGTTCTCAAACTCGACTTGTAAATCTGTATCAACTGCTGTTGCTGGGTTATGTGTTGTATCTAACCTGATAACTTCAGACTCTGTTGGTTCTCGTTTGTATAAATCCCGAAAGATTGCTTCGTTGTCTTGTTTCGTCTGGTTGGCTCGTTGAGCAGCTTTTCTTTCTGCAATCTCACCGGTACCGCTTCCACCACTACCTATAGCAATTTCTTTCCGTTTTTGTTCAAGTGCTGATGCTTCACGTTTAGCTGTTGCGTCAGCACGTTGTGCAGAGGTCATAGACGAAGCCTCTGCTTTAGTTGGCCGGCCTTGCTTTCCAACCATATTTAACGGTTCAACACCCTCACGACTTAGCCACTCGTCCATTCCTTCCTGAGACAAGAACTTGTTCAAACGTGTATACTTCCCAGCAACACGTTTCATTGTCTCAATACTTGCTCCACTGGCTTTCATCGAAAGTATTTCTTTTTTGCTTTGTTCAATAAGTCTGTCAAGAGCCAGCTTTGCTCCACTGCCAGAACGAGCTTCAACGTCGGTCAGCAACGTAAATGGCTCATCGAGAACCTTTATGACGTAGTCAGGTGAAGGAGCAACAGACGGAGCAGCAGGCTGAGACAACGTCTTTACAGCTTCAACCGCAGCAACAACATCAGGACGTTCCTCAACAAGTTTCGGGGTTATGAGTTCTTCATTACGTTGGGCTTCGACTAGTTTTTGAGGAGCCGGTCCCGGAACCTCACCAATGGGTTTCTCAACCTTTGGTGTAGTTGTTGTAGCTAGTGGTTTCACCCTTGACGCTGCCAACTCAGGATTTATCTGATCCAATGTCATCTTGTTGACGTCATCAATGATGGCTTTTATTTGGTCAGTAGCCAACTGCCCTTTTGAGTCAGCACGTGCCTTACGAAGTCGAATAGCAGCCAACGAAGTTCGTGCTTTATTCGTTGCTTCTTGTATAGCTTCGACCTCTCGGTAGACTGAGGCGACCTCTGGGCCGCCCTTCCTGAGCCTTTCAGCCTGCTCAGGGGTCGGAGTGCCATATTTGGCTTGGAAGCCATCCAAACGCCCCCGTGCCTTTGCCTCTTCTATAAGTGCTTTCTTTTCAATAGCTTGCGCGGCCCTTGCGCTTTTCTCGCTCGTCACCACCTCCGCCACTTTGCTTTGCCCTGCCGCGCTCTGCAACTTGTTGAACTCAGTTTGCTTGTTTGCAGGTAGTTTTGATATGATTTCTGAAACAGATTTACCAGCCTCATTCAACCCAATACTTTCTAGTATTGCACGACGTTCAAGGTCAGCTAGGCTTTCACCTTTAACCGATGAACCACGAACCTTATTCAAAACAGCTTTGGCTGACTCAAAGGTACCACCAAAGAGTTTTTGTATACCTGGGATTATTCCTCTAGTAAAAATTGGCCCGGCTACTGCTCCAACAGCGAATTGAGATGGAATATCCTCAGTCTTTTCAGCGAACGGTATCTGTGACACTCCACCTGTAAACGCCTCAGCAGCAAGTTGTGTCTTTGGGCCGGCCAACGCACCAGCAACAGGTCCTGCTATTGATGCAACACGACCAGCAGCAAGCATCTGAGGTAAAAGTCTTTGTGCCCCTGCGATATCCGGATGAGCCTCTGTAAACTCTTTTCCAACGTCTTTTGCAGCTTCACTAACGTTACGGAAGGGACTTCGTTGTTCTTTGTAACCCCAACGTTTTCGTAGCAATTCAGAACCAGTTGCCATTGCATCAAACGCACCCTCAAACGCTGGTGCGGTCGCTTGACCAAGAGAACCCGCGAAAGCCCCTGCCGTTGGTGTTTCAGTTTGTTCTATTGGCCCACGAGATTGTGATCCAATAAAACGATCAACGAAAGTTTCTTTCGCGTTTTTTAGTTCGTGTTGTTGCATACCTTGTGGAAGACGTGACTTCACTTCATGTTCCCACGCCATGCCAGCAATCAGACGTCTGGTTGGTTCAGGACGTTTGTCAAAGACAGCCCGAACTTTTGGGTCTTTAAGGGTTTGAAGAAAAGAACCCACAAGCTACTCCTTCTTTTCAGTCTTTGGTTCTTCAACAACTTTCTTTCCACCAGTAACTTCTTCCATGATCTTTTGCCACTCTTTGTTAGCAGTATGAAGCTCAACGAGAGACTTTGCATTGTCAACTGAGGACATGATGTCTTGTTCAGTCTTCCGATAAATCGACAGCAAGTTACCTTTTTCTTCCTCGCTTCCGTATGGGGTCTTCAAAAGCTCAGTCATTTGGGTGCGAAGGTTGACTAATTGAGCACTGTACCCTTCTACCATAGCAGAGTACGCTTTGAAGATTTCGTTTGCGTCGGTTCCAGAAGCTCTTGCTTTCTCGACGTTAAGACGTTCCTTCTCAAGGTTGGCAAGAATATCCCAATGAGCAACCTGTGCGTTGTTCATCCGTTTGGTTTCTTCGAGAGTTTTACCAAACTGTTGTTGTTGTTGAGATGCCCCAACACCAAAACTGAGTTTCTGAAATGCAAGAGTCTCACGAAACTGATTCATGTCTCCAACAAGTTTCGCCATGTTCATGCTAAGGTCTCGATCTTTCATGCGCATGTCAGACGTAAACGACTCTCGCATCACAGGATTCATTTCAAAGCCAGCTAACCAACGTTCATGCTGTTTGAGTTCTTCTGGTGTTAAGGTTGTCCCCATTGACTCAAGACGACGAGCTTCTGGACTTTTCTGTAAGTCCTCAAGACGTTGTTGTTGGACCAATTGGTTTCCTTGAGATTTTGTGATGTCGGCTTGTCCTTGAATTTGTTGAGCTTGAGATTGTGGTGTGGCCTTTGCACCGATAGCCCATTGAACAGCTTTCTGAACACCTTTCTGTTCTGCCGAAGGCGGTTCAACCTTTTTTATTTCTGGAGGAACACCAATCCCCGCTTTCTCAAGGATTTTGACGTTCTTCGCGTCTGACAAAATGTCGTTAATTGTTCCTTCATCACCACGACCAAGGGCGTCATATAAAGACCTCGTCAAAACTTCAGCCCGACGTTCAGTCTTCTGCGCTTCTCGTTGTTTGTATGTGTTAACAACCTTGGTTAGGTTCTCGATAACCCCGGTAACCGTTGCAGCATTTCGTCCTTGCCGGGTTCCGAACTCAAAACCTCCTGGTGCAGACGGTTCAGGCATTCCAACGAACTCATTCTGTGGCATAGGTGTACCAGGAGCACGTGCGCTACTAGAGGCTATTGGTGCTTGACCCGTGGTAGCAATACCAGGAACCCCAGTCGGCGTCCCCGCCAACGGTTGTGGAGCACCACCAACCCTTCCTGGTGAGACGTAGCCAGGAGCCGGACTACTCTCCTGTTGTTTACCAGCACTAGTGAATGCCTTCCCGACCCTACTTGTTAAGTCATGCAGAATCTGCATCAACCCAGGGTTAACCTGTCCAGTCGACTGTCCTGGTTGTGTTTGAACCGCTGGTTGTTCTTGTGGAACTGGCATTATTTGATACCTCCTACTGGCTACTGCTTATCTTTATTTATCTTTATCTTTGTTGAAAATGTCATTTATAACACCAGCAACATCAGCAGCACCACTCAACGCCGCTCCTGTTGCACCAAGGCCAAAACCTTTGTCTCCAACAACTGGTGGGAAGGTTGTTGCGAGGGCGAACATGATATTCAACAAAGGTCCGTACTCAGGACGAGTTCTGACGAACTCTGCAAGCGTAGCCTGGATCGAAGATTGGTCGAGTGTTTGCAACGCGCTGGCAAGCTGTGAAGCACCTTGAGTTAACATACCAATCGCTTCAGACTGACGTGCTTTCGCAGTCTCTTGAGACGTCAATTTACGTCCCATAGCACTCTCAAGTGCCGCAACGTTCAGTTCACCAAGAGTTGCGTTTTGGTCTTTTCGGGCCTGTGTCTCGTAGTCAACCATAGCCTGTCCAAAGGGGGACCCTTTTAAGTTTCCACTAAAGCCAAACTGTTCTCTAAGGTTGGCTGCTCCTTTTCCAAGGTTTCGTTCTTGTGCATCAACCATCGACTGCCAAGCAGGTATAACGTTAACTGGTTCTCCTGTTTCAGCAAAGCTACTAGGTAGTCCTGTTTGAGCTGTCTCTTGTAAACCTTGAAGACCAGGTATTCCTCCTGTACCTTTACCCATGAAAAACCCTTGAAGACTCTGTAACAATGGACTAAGAGAAGATGTCAATTGCCCAGGTTCGGTGAACCTACCAGTGCTTGGTTGATAAGCAGGCAGACTGTAAGGAGACGCACCACCAGCGAGGTTTGACCCAATATAGTCTATAAACTGATTGTAGAAGTCTGGAGAGTATGGTGAAATAGTCTTAAACGTTCCCTCACCACTAACAAATGGAGAAGCCTCACGTCCAGTGAAACCGGTGGCAGGAACCCCAGGAACTCCTAAAGAGTTTTCAGAGACTCCAGTTGGTCCTGCGATTGTGGTCGGGCCGGTATCACCACCAACACCTGGCATACCAGGGACACCTGGAACTCCGGGAGTTTCAAGTGAGGGAAGTTGCATATACTGGTTCGCCGCACCAAATCCCATGTTATCTCCTGTAACTTACTTGTCTGATTGTAGGACTTAAAGGTCTTTGCTGTCTCCAGGCTTCGTTTGCTCGTTTCTTAACCCGACCTGCCACAAGTCCTGGCTTGTCAGGCATCTTCGGGTCACCATACAGAAGTCTGTGAATGTTTGAGGCCTTTTCGTATTGCTCAAGCTCCATAAACCCACGTTGTGCAGCAGCCCAACAGAGAATTTCATTCCAATCCCTCGGTAGGAGGATTACTGTACTTCCAATACCTGCATTGAACGAAATTGGATGGTACTTCAAAACCCTGGCCTGAATTTGGTACGCTTGGTCAGGCACAGTATTGAAACCTATATAGTAACCAAACCTGTACCACTCGTTAGGTTGCGACAGCCCTTGAGACGCTTTGTCTACCTTTTGGTAGTGGGCTGGCTGAAGTTTGATCCATTGACTATTCGTTGGAGGGTCTATCCAAAGACGAATGTCAAGGGTTGCAATGTTCAAATGCCCGACTGGAAGAATGACTGATTCACTGTACTCCTGAGTTCCAGCAGTTAGGTTGTACGCTGGGCCAAGAAGTTCAAGGTCAATGAAATCGTCTCTGTAATCACCATTTGACGACAGTTCAAGCAACGCGTCCTTGAGCCAGTCAAGTGCGAGTGCTTGGTCAGTAGTTCGGTTCTCAACCTTACGAAGTACGCAAGGAACAATGTCGTTAAGAGTGAAAGTGAAGTTTGGCCCACTCCCACCGCCGCCACCTGGTACTCCGCCTGGAGGTATTCCACCCCCACCTCCTGGTGGAAATACAACACCACTACCGTTATCACCACCACCACCAACTGGTGGAACCAGACTTGGATTTTCTACAACAGGCATTAGGTCTCCTTTATCTAGCTAGAGTTAGCTATCTAACCCGACAACTCCAAGTCCCCATTGTTGGGTCTCCTCCAGCAACTCTACTAGCAGCCAAACCCCATAAATCTGCCTTTGCGTAAGCTACACTATTCACAACGTCGGAAAATTGCCCAGTAGCATTTGTAGCTGCGGTAAATGTAATTGCTGTATCTGCCATACCCTTCTGGAGCGTCCAAGTAACCGTACCACCTGCGGCTCCCGCAGTTGAAATAGTAGCAGAACACAAATCAACAGTTAGTGCTCGCGGTGCAGCATTTTGACCAGTCGTTTCCGCAGCCAACGAACTCTGGCTAAACAGGGCAGGAAAAATTCCTGCTACACTAATTGGATTATTAGAAGACCCACCAATTAAGAAATCTCCAGGTGTCGTTGGAACAACCTCAAACGCCCAGTAAAGAATGCTACAACTTGCTGTCCCTCCATTGTTGGTACGAGCAAGATTCACTTCGTCGAAGGCTGAAATAGTCGGAAAATCTGTTACATTCCTGTAAACCCCAGCAACCCCATTTATTGGAATAGTAATTGAAAGAGTAGAATCAGCGTTGTTTACCCTAACACGAGCGACACAGGTACCGGTACCGACTTGTACTCCATCCGTAACGATGACAAGATTTTTGAGAGTCGCCGCAAACGGAATTGTAAACTCAGTAATCAATTCAGTGGCTTGTGCAATCGTAATCGAGTCGAATGGAGCATTATAAAAGGTCGTTCCTGCTGTCAACGTTCCTGTTGGAGTAACATTTCCAACGATGGAGCCACCATTGTCAGAAACAAATTCTGCACTCCAACCAGCTATCGTTCCACATGTTCCGTTTGTGCATCTATTACCAAAATTGTAGTTCTCACCTTGGTTAACCCGAATGAAACGACCACTAGAGTCTGAACTCGACGTATTGATTCCAGGAGAAAAAACAGTAAGAGCGTTTCTGGTGGCTACGTCAGCCGCGATCATTCCAACCTGAGAAACTATCTGAGTCTTAGAAGCAACAAACGCTGTGATTAGCCCAGTAGTAAGAGTTTCATTCCGTACATAGCCTCCTGTTGGAGTGGGAGCAGCCGCAAGAATCAACGACGCGCTTCGAGAAGAACCATGAACTGACCAACTAGATGCTGTGTTGTTAGTGAACCCACCAATTATCCCACCAGTTGTTACTTTTGTCGGGTCAATTCCACATGTTGGACACGAAATCACCGGAGTCGTTCCGCCAGTTGAAACAATTGGATCAGTTCCAGTGACATTAGTTACCACACCACCAGCACCACATCCACTTGTAGTGTCACAAACTTGATACTCGTTCGAATCCGAGTCCACAAAATACAGTTTTTTCATTCCGAGAGGATCAATAGCTGTTGGTTTAGCAAAGAATGAAATGGTTCCAAGTCTTGAGTCTGTTGGAAACACGCTACCAAGTCTGTCAGTAACAACCTCGTTCCAAGCGGTAGTTGTAAATAGTGCGCCAAGACCTCGGTCTCCGTCTATTTTTATGTCGTTAGGAACAACTAAGAAAGCATTTGTGTTGGTCGTTCCAACAAAAACATTTCCTGAAATAACATCCGTTATCTCTACTGACTCACTTATTCCAGGAGCAGCGTTAAAAGTGACATCTATTGCTCCGGTGGTGTAATTGATCGTACCAGACATAATTCCAGCGCCAGTTAACACACCTACTCCGTTGTCAGTTCCCATTGAAACTAGGTTCACGAAAACTATAACAGACCCCGGAACTATTGGTCGGTGTCTAACAGTGAACATGAAATTGGTAGTTCCTCCATCACCAGTACCAATCAGTTCACCGTGAGCACTCGTGTCTTCCTTCACAAACGCCACTGGCCACTGAAGTCTTCCAGTGGCTCCTGTGTTAGCTATGTTATAAGGACCAGAGTTTACTGTGAAGTTGAAAACACCACCGTTAGTTATCGTTAGACGAGTTATATTGTTAGTTATGTAGTTTAGGTTCTTGTTGTTCTGGTTCCCTAAAGTTGGAGATGCAGAAGCAAAATTGTTACCACCATCAACGAAACAAATAGGACAACTAGCTGCCCCAGTTGCAACTGGGATAAATTGGTCCTGCATTGTAAACGTTGTTATAACTGGGTTAGAAATCTGAACAACGTAACGAGCATTTCCAGTTGCATAAAAACTAAAGTTCCCACGTGCGTCCGCAGCAAACGGGTTTGTCTTAGCAACCGTTAGGTTTAAGTCACTAAAAACCGCCGCCGTAGGTGAACAAGGTGTGTTAGTGACACCTGCGGTGCAGACACGAATCGTTGCACCAGCAACCGCATTCCCCTGTTGGTCAATGACGATGTTGTCATATCGTCCTCCTTGACCAAAGACAACACAAGGAACTAACAATAACCAAAGCAGTCGTCTCACGTTAGCCTCCTATCGGATATAAAAGAGGAGTTTTCCAGTATCCAACGTTGGAACCTGAATACCGTTTGCGACAGTCGTAAGAGTACCACTGTCGACAGGAGACAAATCCGTGTGGCCTTTGCCTTCCCAAACGGTGTTACCGTCTCGGTCCTGGATCAAAAAATTGTCGGCAGCATTTGTATACCCAACAAATGTGATCGCCTCAATATATACAAGTCCTTGGTGAATCACTCCTGTCGGAACGTCCGCTGCCAGAATTTCCCACTGTCTTGTTCCAAGTTGCATTTTTCTCTCCGTTCTATCAATTCAAGTCTTGAAGTGTTCAAACAAACTAAATGATGAAAAGAACAATGTTTGCACCATCTGTAGCATTGCGAAGAGTTAACTCCGTTGTAGTTGCAATAACTGATCCGTCATAAATGAGAGACGGTAGGTCGCTTCGCATAAGCAAGTAGCCAACAGGAACCCTGCCAAGGTTGTGAACAACGGTAAAATCAGTATCTCCAGGAGTTGGTGTGAGAACAGAGACCCAAACCCCATCCAAGTTATCACGATCAACACCGTTCCCGAACGAGAGGTTTCCATTAAGAATGCGTGCAACCTGTACATAAGTCCTATTTAATGCGTCCCTAAAACGTCTGAATTCATTAACAATGTCCGGTCTTGTGGGAGGTCTCTCTTTCTCCGGACTGTCAATATATGTCGGAACACGTGACATTAGTAATTCTTGTACTCCCCTCCAATGTTGTAGATAGGAGTAACCTCTGAGATAATAGCTTGGGTATTTGGTATTCCAGTTATTTGCCACCGGATAAACATACCAGACATATCAACTGGAATGACTTGTTGACGTAGGAAACCTGTTCCATTACCAACAAGTGTGAAGTCGTAGTTACGAATCTCTCCTCGATCATTTAAGAGAGTAAGAGTCAACGGAGTTGGCGATCCATCTTGGTACAAAATGCGAACTTTTTCAACTCTCTTGTTATGACGTCTGTCATTCATGACCAAGGTTCCACTAGCAACCTGATAACCTGATTCAATCGCAACCCCAAAGTTGGGCATTCCAATCTCACCATTAGTGAACCCGATAGCAGGTGAGTCAAAAAAAGTTTCGCTAGACAGTGTAGCTGGTGTCCAATTTTGCTCCGCAATCGTCCCGATTAGGTCCATTATACGAACTCCGGTGCTAATCGAAATCCTACCCATTACCTTTGGAACATCTGGAAACGCGAAGCGAGTCCAGTTTGACTCATCAAGGTTGTAAACCCACATCGAGACGTTCGGGATGATGAGCCAATAAGCCTGAAAATAACTACCGCCAATAGCTTGCGTTCCAAATCCGTAAACCTGTGTTGGGTCAGCTAACAAAAGGTCTGAGATTATACGACTTCTAGCCCCAACCCGTTTGCGTCCATCGTCAGCAGGCTGTGCCCCAAGGGACTGGAATGAAGAACCATTAAACATCACAACATCACTTCGTGTGACGTAAGCTGTTCCATTGTCCCCAAATGACGCGACAGAATGTGGGAAGAAACATCCACGTGTACGATCGTTATATGGAATGAAATCGAATGGCCGGGTTCCTATACCAGTCGGAACTATTCGAGTAACCCCGTCTGGATGTAACGCAAAGCCGTTTTCAAAAATCTTTGTTAGCCCAGTAATAGGACCAAGACTATTTAGGATGTCGTTCACCCCAGCACTAAACCCTGTCCAGTCCGTGAAATCCCCCGGAGCTGTCCAACGAACTCGTTGAGTAAACTCATTGCCACCTTCAATGGTTCTAGCAACAAGTAAATGAGTTGCAAGTTCAAGAAGAAACCTTGCTGGAACTGCATCAACTGACGCATCAGCGAACCCAGCCGTCACTCCGTCCCAAGCCTGGACAACGTCTATTCCTTGTGAAAAGAGTATGTTGTTGTTAACAACTGCCCAAGACATTAGATCGGTGTCTGCTCCAGTTAACACTCCTGTTAGCTCAGTTGGGGTAATCCCGATGTATTCATACATCTTCTCACGAGTCCAAGCAACCGAATGCCGAACTCCATTAACATCATAGAAGTCTGTAATCCCAACCGGAGCAAATGGCAATGGATCAACGAAGTCTAGACCCGGCCTTGGTCTCATAACCGCGTTGCGTAGCAACACATTAACACAATCAGAGAATCCAAAAAGTTCTATTTCATCCAGTGGTAGCTCTGATTGTATACCACCAAACGGACCCCTAAAAGGGTACTCCAAGAACTCTTGTTCTTGCATACGTCGAAAAGTGTCAAGGTTGCTCATTACAAACTCACTCTAGCAATTAGTCCTCTTGTCCGAATGTTTCCTGACGTCGCAATTGCCGTCGACCCGATAGCACAAGCTGACGCGACATCAATCGCTTGCACAGGCTTCGTCTGAACATTTCCAACAGCAGCTATGCCCGACATGAAAATGCCAGCAAAGTTGTTGTCTCCCATAACAATCAATGATGCTTTGATAATGCCTGGGTTTCCAGTTCCGACCCAACTTAGTTGAATCGTTGGAGTGACACTTTGAATGTACAAACTTAAAGTATTGTTTGCTGCTGGATCGAGGGCCTCAATTGCTGCGATAATATCTATCTGACAACCGATAGCCAACGAACCTGCTGGAATGATAACAGTGTTTGCTGCTGTCTCAACAACAGGAGTTACTAGATCAGCGACCGTTGGATCGGAGAAGGTTCCGTCATATTTTACTATTGTCCAAGCCGCGCCATTCCACTGATAAAGCACCCCAACATCGTATGCGTAATACTGAACCCCAATGTTGGCCGCTCCAAACTCAGCTTCCGGAGTTGGACGCTCTGCTAAAGTGCCAGTGGCGAGTTGAGCAATGCGCTCTGCGACATCCTCTTTGAACTCACGTATGTCCTGACCTAGCAAATTTGCTAGTTGAGTATCAGGTGGGAATGTGTCATCCCAAGGTCTTGTAAAAGCCATTAAGAACTCCTACTTTAACTTTTAGTTCTCAATCTTATAACCTAAACAAGCTGGATCAATTATAGGAGCTGCGCTTGTTGTAATTGTGAAAAAAGTTCCAACAGTTCTTGCTGTCACTGTATAAAGACGAACAATAGTAGTGTTGCAAGTAACACCAAGCAACGCTCCTAAACTTGAGTCTTCCTGAATAAATATCTCAGAGTTCGCTGTTACCCTAGTTGTATTTACAACTACAGAGGTAGCTCCTGCGGAAATAATAACATGACCATCAGGAGCAGAAGCACAGTCAGCTGGTGTAGCTGTACCATCAGCACAGTTTGCAACTGTTCCGTAACTTGTACTTTTTAACACCCCGGTGGCGTCAACCCAAAATAGACTAGAATTGTTCTGGTTCAGCAACCCATCAGTACCGGCGAATGGAATCGAACCAGAAGTCAGTGTACCACTAGGAGCACCCCAGTCAGGGTCAATAAATATCACCCCGTTTACCGCATGTGAGGTAATTACAAATCCAATCTGTCGGATCAAATTCGGAGCTACTGGGATCACATTCGTCAACGCGCCGGCGGTGACAGCAGAGAGGTACAACCGGTCCCCTTCTGTGTAGGCGCTTGTGTTAATTCCTGACATTTGTCCTTGGGTTTGAATAGTACCAAAAGCTGGTGAGGCAATACTTGATATTGCTAATCCAATCGCTCCAGCGGTTGATATTACATCTGCCCTAGCCTTCGCAACGGTTGGTACTGTACCAGTTGAACCGTTAATATAGACCGCTGCGCCTTTATTGATTGTGCCACCGGTTATGTTTCGCCCTCTGGCAACTGCATCCCGAAAAAAGGACAGTACGTTACCTGGAGACGTTTCCATTAACATACGTGTCACGCCCTGAGCATCTTGCGCGAAAATTCTCGCCCTTCCAGACGCGGGAGCCGAAGGAGTAACGATGTTATCGAAGTCCATGTACTGTGGAGTCTGGATGGCTCCAGGAAGAATAACAGGACTTGGCAGGCTCAGTATTGGGGCAACTCCAGGACCAGAACTCGTAATCTGGTTTGCTGTACCTTGAATATTAAGCAGGCCACTAGCCATACTATCATAACCAACATAATTAACTATAAGTACTGGAGTGCCACTACCAACAGTCAAAGTGAAGGAGATGCGACTAAAATTAACAACACCAGTAACAAACGGACCAACTCCATTAGAAGTGCAAGTATTTCCAGTTCCTAAATCAGAGAAAGTAAGGTTATTAGCACTTTGTTCTGCTTTTACAGAACAAGCTGAAAAAGTCCCACCTGAAATGTTCCATGAGATAAATCTAACAGTTGTTCCAGACCCAATTTCTCGTTTTGAAGGTGACACACCTGTGGTATCACGTGAAACGACGTATTGAGTTGTAAACTGAGAAAAACTCAGCCTGGTGAAAAAAAGAACAAGAAGTAACAACAGACAAACTTTTTTCATTTAGGGTCCTCAGTAACGTACCTGATCTGAGTCTCCACTTTCTCTGTGTGTGGAAACGGCGGAAGTTCTTCGACACACGGACGCATTACTACCACTTTATAACCATGCAAAAACCTACTTTTGTGTTTTTGCAATCGCGCTCCGCAGACCGTACAACCCAAAGGCACTTCCAATACCTTGTAGCCCGGCAGCAATCGCCTTCCCACCAATCAGTATCCCAGCGTCATCCAAAGCACTTAGTGCTGTACCAAGTGCAAGAAGTAACGCACCTGTAATTGTTTTCCACCCCATACCAGACCTCCATTCTGAGTTCTCTACAGCTGTCTGTAGATTTCTAGCCGCTAAGAGAGCTTTAATTGTTCCAATTGGTCCCATTAAACGCAGCCTCGACACAAAAAAATCAAACAGTTAGCGAAACCGAGGTAGTGGTCCAATCAAGCCAAAGCCTTGTAAAATCCACAAGAGCACTACGATAACCGCTACGGCGTTTATAACAGTTTTCATCCACCCAACCATCGGAATAACTGTATTAACAAGATACAGTATCACTCCGATAATCACTAACACAACTAACAATTCAATCATTGACTTTTTCTCCTTCCGTTCTAACTACTTCTTTTTGAGATGTCCCAAGTTGTTCGGGAGGTGTACGACGCTCAACCGATACCGACATGTCATCCAATCGACGTTCCCTTTTCCCATCCCACCCACCAAGATGTTTCACCTTCTCCAGCGCGTAAATCAAGTTAGGCGGAACCTTCACGTTAGCTACGACACAGTTCTCTACTACAGAAATCAACTCATTGATAACAAAGAAAGTGGCGATGCCACTACTGAACCATTCATTAAACGATTCTCCGACATGAACAATCTCCGCAGCTCGATGTAGGGCACCGAGCAAAATCAGAATAGCAACTTTTGTTAAAAGACCTCTAGCACCAATGCTGCTGTTCAACTTCTTACTTTGGTAAGCAGCAATCATTCCAGTGGCATAGTCGCATATCATCAGGATGCACAGGACTCGCACAGCGGCGGGCAATGAAATCCAAGTAGCTAGGATAGCTGCCGACGCGAACATGAGAAGTTTGAATACCCAGTTGCTTTCGCTCATTAACTAGTACTCTCAAGATGAAAAATCTTTTCGTTTGAGTTCTTTGGCTGAAACTCAATATGTATGTGTGCTTTTGTTTCAATCTCGTCAATGATATCAAAGCCGTGCATGTCAAGAAGATTTTGAAGGTGCTTTACAAGTTTCCTAGCTTGTGAAACCACTATATCTCCTGTGCGAACATCAAATGCAAGTCCTTGGTAATGCAACGACTCAGGTCCGTGACCACCATCATCACCAGACGTCATAATCGGCATTATACCAACACGAGTTCGCCAAAGGCATTCAACAACTCCGGCGGCAAAGTACATCGGAGGTTGTAGTTTTACTATACTACAACACTTTGCTGAGTCGTTCTTATCAACCTTGAGAATCATAGAAACCTCGAAAAGTGCAGGAGACCGCATAACGTGGGGAAAATACGGTCTCCTTATGGCAGCACGCACCCTGAAAAAACGTTCCCCAAGAACGTTTAGTCAAGAGCTGAGCCGTCGACCAAGCCGACGGTATCGTAATTTCCGTTGAACACAAAACCAGTACCAACCATTGCGACTCTCGTTGCGTTGATAGCGTCTGCTGCAAACCAGTTTCCAGTTATTGCACCATTCTGGTCTCCCGCAGCACCACCATTCGACGTTGTCAAGTCGATATAGTTAGTCTTGTTTTTCGTCATGAACCGGCACTCAAAAATTTCTGACCTTTGCACCGAATATAGTCCTGGTCCGGTGTCTGCCGTGACGATGTCTGATTGATCGTTGGCAATAAACACGCAGGAATCAACAAGAACATCCGTCTCGCCAACACCAACTGCAACCTCAGCCGTGTCAAAGATCAATCCAACTCCACCAGAACCTCGGAACAGGCAACCAAAAATAACACCTTCCGACGCTGTGTAAGAGTCGTCAGTGTCGTTGCCCTTCAACCGGACAAGCCCCTTATCGTTGCCTTGTGCTGCATCACCATCGAGGACGCAGTTAATGATCTTGTAACCATTTCCCTCAATCCTCATAAGGTCGATGTCTTCTGCCGGCGCTGCAAGACGAAGATTTTGAAGAACCATTCCTTGAGCGGCCTGGTTGTACAAAGCCAAACCAGAAGTCGGAACGATGTCTGGTTTTGCATAACCAGAAACCATCGCAGCAGTGATTGTTAGGTAGTCTTTGTTAACAATAAGGTTCTCTTCGTAAGAACCTGGAAACACGAAAATGGTGTCTCCTCTTCCATCCCCAGCCAAATCAATGGCTCTTTGAATTGTTGCAAACGCTTGAGTTGGGTCTTGACCAGAGTTGCCATCACTTCCAAGACCAGCGTCAACAAACCATACTTTCCCAAGTTTGTTCGGTACTCCAACCAACGGAATCGAGCCGACCAACGGAATCCCATAAGATGAAAGTCCGTGTGGGAAACGCGTCATATAACCTCCTAGAAGTTTCCTTTTACCAAATTTGGTTGTCCTCTTCGAGGAGCAACTTCGTTCGCTGCGTCAGGTCCCATGTTAGCCAAAAACTCAGCACGACGTTGGTCCATCGTCAACGACTGTGTCCCATCGACGCACTTAGCCAAACAAAGAAGACGCCCATCTTGCATCATCAATTGAGACACGGGGTACTGCCAGCCACACCTGTCACAGTTTGACCAGGGTACCCCGCGAACTCCGCTTTGTGATTGTCTAGGCACGAGTCTAACTCTGTTACGGACCTGGACTGCCCCAGACTCCCATCCACGACGTCGCTCCGACGCTAAACCGCATGTAGCACATCTGCTTCAACGACTTCGTGTCGAAATCGTCAGCAAAGTCCTCGTCAAGCGGGTCACGCCAGAAGAACTTCAATTGATGAGACGTTTTGTCGCAAAGGACAAACCAAGCCGTATTGCTTGTCAGGTAATGCCCAACGCAATACTGCAAGTCTTCTGCGATCAATGAATTGATCTGGTTTTCAGCCGAGTACGGCGTATGAGGAGACCCAAGGATTTCACGTGCGATCCACCGGAGTTCCGGTGGAATCAACACATATTTGGGTTTCAACACAACCGGCAATCCCTGGCTGTCAATCAATCGCTCAAACGAATCCATCGCCTCTTGCAAAGCAGTGACAGACAAGTCCGAGTCGATCAACGGACGGTTCGGGAAAGTACCAGCGGCCGCAATGATATTTGAGACCCCGGGACCAATGTTGGTTGCTTGTGCTCCACCCAACAACGGATGTTGAGTATTGAACAAGCTAACACCGTCGGTCGTAGTGACCGCATTAGTGAACCCAAGGTTGAAGAGGTTGAAAGACTGTTGCTCTTCTGTGAAGTGCGCGCTACGAGCCAACGCCTTCGGGACCTGTTTTATGAGGTTGTACTTATCGTCCCTAAAAAGCTCGAACGACGAGCGAACCCCCAAAGCCCAAGGTAGGTGCAGATACCGTTTTGAACCGCCCTGAATAGCGTTATCGTAGATAACTGCCGTCGCCTCTGGCTTTTGAGACAGCGGGCCAAGACCCGAAAACTCAGCTTCGTCTTCAAATGCTTGATCCGAATTTTCGACGTTTAGAATCTTGTCGTACTCCCGCTCTCTCTGATGCAGGTCCAACCAGTGAACGAAAAGATGGTGTAATCCCGGTACCATCAATTTCGCAAATTGTCCTCTGTACATCATGGTTGGTTATTCTCCTGTTACTATTCTCCTTTTTCCACACAAACTGACACCGTCAACTACCCAGGTAGTTGAGCAGCAGCAGCCAAGAACACAAACTGAACACCACGCTCGTCGTTCCCATCCAACTTGATGACCCTAACAACAATGTCACCAGCGCCGGTCTTTGTGAGATCGACGAACCAATAACCGTCGGTGTCAAGTGTCATACCAAAAGAGTCTCCAACGATAGACTGAACACGAGCCGCGACTTGCAAAGGACCAACTTGGCCGTAGAAAATGCTATCTTCAACGGCCAACTCAACCCCGATCATCCCATCGTTCATTGGTGCACCGATAGGAATGTTCACTGCACTAGGCTGGTTCGGAACCGAACCGTAATGCGATGTTTCAGCTACTCCGACAACCGCCAAGTTGCTTGCAGCTTCATAAGCAATGCCTAAAACTCCGTCGAGTTCGGTAGCACCATCCCACACTTCGACAGAGCCAGTAGCTTCGTCGAGTTGAACAGGAGTGCCACCAAAGAACGTTTGGAGAGCATTCTCTATGATTCTAGCAACTCTTGGTTGATTACCGGAAACTGATCCGATGGCTTTCATTGGAATACTTGCCAAGGTTTTTTCTCCTTTCCTTAAAAAGTCCTGCTATTTCACCTCTGGATCAGGTGAAAACCTTACTTCGCCCTCTCCTGGTATGAAAGGTACGATCTTGTCCTTCAACGCCTGAGGAGCGTTAACCTCAGATAGCGTACCTGGAACTGCTGAGGTTTCGCTGTTCAAGCTCATATCACCGCCAATGTGAATACGACCACGAAGGGCAGCGTTCGCTGTTTGAGCGATTCCTCGCCTAGAGACGCGGTCTTGAGCAGTCAGTGCGTTGTTTTTTAGTGCTCCAAGGTACTTTTGTTTGTCAATCTTCATCAACAACAAATCGCCGTTTTTGAAAACCCCATCGGTTAGAGGCAGGTCACCACCAGGAAAAACAATGTCCGTGGCCTTTGCTACTTCAAAACCGACAGCTTTCATACGAGCAACCTGCATTCCACCTCTCGCTCCACAGTTGATCCAACGAAACGAGACGTTGTTGTTCAGGATTCTGAAACGCTTTCCGGGAAGGGCTAACGGCTTTGCTTGGATACTTTCATCAAACAGCACCGCCCCCTCCCGAAGTGCGTTACGACGGTTCACAATTTCTTGTGGGTCCGTCGGTACATGAGGCTCCAACGCTGCTGAGGTTAGAGCAGGACTTTCTGGTTTCTCGTATGCCATGATTCCTCCCCACTATGCGTTTATGAATTCAATCGAGTTCCTTGACTTAATATACTGCTCGTCAGTGATACCAAGTTTTTTCGCTGCCTGTTTTTCAAGGTCTGAAAGAACTTCGTTATTCTTCTCCGTTGGAGGAGGTGCTCCTCCCGCGTCCTCAGTGAAGTACTTACCGCCGTTCTTCGCTGCCATTTCAGTGATCTCGTGTAAGTGACGTCCCTTGATAATATCAAGGACATTCTTGTACGAAACTTCGTTTGCTTGCTGAGGCAACGAAAGCTGGTTAATCAATCCTTCGTACTCAGTGTAGTACTTCCGAAGAATCTGAGCCTCTCGTGGGTCAGACTTAATTCCCTCTTCTGCAACCATACGAGCTAACCTTGCAGAGTTAAGCAAAGTTGCGTGAACAATCGGAGTCGACCGTTCTGCGAACGCAGCATCTTCGTCAATAAAAACACTTGTTGGGGCTTTTGGTGCCCCAGGAACCACTGGTGGTTTCTCAAGCAAAGCCAACCGGTCTTTCGCTTGTTGAAGCTCCCCCTTTGTAGTGGTCAATTCAGTGTCCTTCGCTTGAAGAGTCGTTGAAACCGTCTTCAAACGGTCAAATTCCGCCTGTTGTACTGCTTGAGCATCAAGCTCTGCCTGAATTTCATCAGCAGTCTTTCCACGAAGTTTATCAACTAAATCAGACGCTTTCTTTAGTCCCCACATTTCAGCCTCCTCACGGTTTCATAAAAACGTTTCGATTTACCACTGTCTCTCTCTTTTTCTTCTCTACTTCTCGATCAAGCGACTCTCGAATCATTTCAGGAATACTTTGAATTGTCTCAACAACCATCAAAGCACCTTGTGCTCTATGCAAAGCCACAGACTGATCTGCCACTCTAAGTTTGCGACTATTGTACTCCTGTAGTGATACCAGGTATTCCTTGAAATGCCTCGCCTCCGGCATTTCCAGCCATCGCAGGACTTCTTCCCGGTTGCGGAGAAGTGGGTTCGAATCCTTCCGGTCGTTCACCAGTGAGTTGTTGTTGTGTTCCACTTCCAACCTCCGGGGCGTAGACTTCTGGATCGTCGTAGTCAAAATGCTTCAAAACAGTTCTCATCAACTTATTCATTGCATGAACTGTTCTGACCATGTAGTCTTTTATTTCAGGGCCGACTTGCAGCTGTTGTATCTGCATCAACATTTGAGTAACTGTCTGATAATGACGATTCATCATCGTAACCATCATAATATCACTCTGTTTCTCGACCTCTCGGTTAACCGAAGCCGAAGGAGCAGACACAGGTAGATACATTCGTTTGTCAAGAAGGAGCTTCAAAGCTGTTTTTATATTACCAGCCTGTTGTCCGAACGGTTCAAACCTTGAATCGGTAAGACCAAGGGCCGCATACTGCCGTGTGAGAAGTCTTCCAAGTCTCGTATGAAAGTATCGAATGTCTCCAACCGACATATCAGTTCTATTGTTGCCTTCCTGCAACATCGAAAGCGTTCCCATTGCAGAGTAAACTCCACGCTTTGAGAACGATCCTGAACCATGTGACTGCATCGGTGGGCTGATGCCACTTCGACGTTCAGCAAGCTCAAGAGCAAGCCGTTCTTCTTCAATCGTAATCCCTGACGGCTCACCATGTTTCATAGGTTCAATCTCGTCCTTAGCGGCAGGCAACATTGCACTAGGATAAATTTTGAACCCGTCGTGAAGTTTGCTAAAGGGGTCAACACGCCAAACAGCAGAATTTGCTACTGTTTGAGCGTCTCGACGTTGGTTGTGCATCTGTGAAATCTCTTCCTGAAACGCGCCAAGAAGCCAACACAAACCATAACCAAAAAAGCTACCATCTCGATTGAGAAGACGAGCAGAAACGAAAGGATCATCAGGGAGAAACGCATGATAAGCACGAAGAAGTTTGTTGGTTCCAAGATGATACGTCGCAACCACCTTCGCCTTATGTTCTCCAAACCGGTAGTGAAACCAACACTCATAAATATCCCACTCAGCAGCAAAAGTTCCAATTGGGCCACGTATTCTTGAGTCCTGTTGGCTTTGCTGTGCCCCTGTTGAAGGCCCAGTACGATCCGGGCTACTTAAGACAGATTTCACTGCCTCAGCATCATACAACTTCCTGAAAACTCGTTCTTCAAGCTCCCATTTCTGCAACCGACGACGATGTGCCTTAAACGAGGCCCGCTCAATACTTTTTTCCGTTGGCGAGATAAACATATCTTCAAGCACAACATGTTCAGGACGAGGACCATCGTATTGAGTTTCAGCGACAAAGATAGGTTGCCCAGTTTTGTCGTCTACTCCAGTTGCAAGGCTTGACACTAGAGTCTCCCAAGGAGCCTTAACAAACATCGTTCCATAGTGAATAACGTCGTCAAGAGATTCGTTATACACCCTGTAGAGGTCAAGCTCGTCAGGTTCAAGTGCCATTGAAGACATGAATTCTTCAAGAGCCTGACTTAAAGGTGCTCCTTCACCTTTGAAATCTCCACGAACCTTAACACTCCAAGTTGGCTTAACCTTGGTAATAGGAGCAAGAAGACGTGCTTTTAATGTGTCGCTATGTATGCCAACAATCGGAACCACAAGATTACTTGCGTTCTCAAATGGAAAGACTTTTGACTCTTCTAATGGCAGAGCTTCATAGATACGTCTCCAATCAGGAAGCAAACGAGTGTGAAACTCGTTAAGCCCGAGCTTAATCCCCTCAAGACGCTCACGGATTAAGTCAGTGAAAGCTTTCAAGCCGTCACCTTCAAGCGTAATTTTGATTGGCTCGATCATCTTCGATTATTTCTTCTTGTGTGGTTTCAACCCAGTTGATGCAACACACACTGCCCAAGGGTTAACTGGTCGTCTCTTCTTGTCCCCCAGCCTCGACTGGTTTTGTGTCTTCACCTTCTGTACGCACCTCTCTAATTTTGCCGGCATCTAAGGTCTCCTTTTCGGCTTTCTTCTGCGCCAGAAGTCTTTTCATCTGTTCTAACACTGACTCTTGAGGTGGTGAAACAAGTTTTAGGACCGCCTTTGGCACGAGCTTCTTAAGAGGTTCCACCTTAGCATCTTTTACACCGTGACGTGACATATGACCAACACCAAGCGACGACGCACCTTTTTCTGTCCCTGTTTGCCCATGCCAGCCACAAGTGCAGTCTGCGTGAACACAGTCATACCTATCGTTGTTTTTCTGTTCTCGAAGGACAACCTGATGTTTCATAAACCACCTCTATAAGTGTTAGCCTCGGCTGCTTCGCAGCCTCGGGGCAGGCTTCAAGACACCCTCTGAATCAAGGGGGCCAGGTCGGGCACATTATTTGTTAGCACTAGTAGTCTCTCGCCTTGATTCGTCAGGTACTGTGCAAAGAAGCCTGCCAAGGACCTCACACAGGTTATTGGCCCAAAACGAGAGACTGCTACTACAGCTTCGCTGTGAAGCTAGTGAACATGCGAACTTATCCCACTCGCCCTGCCTACGGAGTACGGTTGACCAAGCTTTCCAAGCATAGACCTGTTTTTTGCCAACATCGACACTTGACGTTCGTAAGGCAGATGGTGCCTTAGCACCTGTGGGATATATGCAATTGCATCGAGGATGTCGAAAGTCTTGGACTTTGGAAAGGTCTCGTACTCAGTAAGGAAATCCTGTTGTTCATGACGAACCCAAAAGTTGCCTCGGAAAAAGATAGGCTGCATACTGCGTATACGCCACTCTTTCTTCCTGCTTGGGCTGCCGTCCGGGGCATCAACTTCCCCGTTGAGTTCAATAATCTTGAGTGGGTTTGATTCAACGAGGTTGCGCTTTTCGATGTGGTACCCGATGTACTTCTGAGCCGCAATCGTCTCAATGCCGACTCTATTGAGACCCCACTTCCTCGCCATCAAATAGATGTTATCGAATAAAGCATCATAAGACCCATGCTTCGCCCAGTAGTCGAGGAGGTAGAAGTCACCATCATCGGAAAGGCCGACAACGACGACAGCGTGTCTCGCTCGACCGGCAGTAGCATTACCATTGTGGTTAGGATCGACAACCATTGCGATTGTGAGAAAACTAATTGGAATGTCTTTGACAATTCGCCCGTCTGTGACATCATGTTCGATGCAGTCCCGCCCAAGGGCGTTCTTTTTGTAACGATAGTGCCTTAGCCAACCTGTTTGAAAGTCGGCGTCTTCTGGTGCAACTGGGTTGTTCAAGAACTGGCAACTAAAAAGGTAGGGGCCAAGACGGGCTTTCCAACGTTTTAGCTTCTCTGAACTGAATTCTTCTGGAAAGATTGGCCGACCAGCTTGGTGAGCATCACAACAACCACCTAGTGCAGAATGCGCTTCGAACCTGAACCAAGGTTCGTTTTCCATAATCCAGCTATTGAGATCGTTGTACCCCCACCTGTTCCCAATGACGAGTTCATCGTTGTCATGCGAAGCATCATCTGCGTCGAAAGCCGCGATCAAGAGACGGTGGTACTCAATCGTCTTCTCCATAATAGACGAAGACTCGATGGCCTTTCGACCGACTATGTCGTCCTGGATCATCCGACTGTAGTGGCGACTTTGAAGAGCCGATCCGACGCCGATGAAATCGAAAGTGCCTTCACCATGTGCCCCACCTACACCGCTTCGCAAAACATGAAGTGAGGTGTTCGTCCAGGTCTCTTTTGCCGTTGGGAGTGTCTCACTGTAGAGACTTCGATAAACCGCGTTCGAGTCGAAGTGCCAACGTATCCGTGATCCGAGCTTCGATGCGTTGGTCATGTTCTCAGAAACCAGGAGGTTTCTTGTATTGCGGTTATGAACCCGGTGCATGAACCGAATAAACTCAGGACCGTAGCCCAACTTTGCGAAGTCATCTTCGTCTTGGTTCTCAAACGGCAGCGCCCACCACATAGGTAGTGCCTCGCTGCAAATTGTAGATTTGAAGTGGTCGCGAGGAAAGGCTATGACATCTTTGAGACGGTCTCGTTCGAGGGTTCGACAGAACGGTAGATGCAACGACGCTGTTAGGCGCTTCCTGCGTAGGATGAGTTTTGTGAAGTAGTACAGTGAACCAAAACCATTGAGCCGGTGGACCCTCGCTGTGTCAACCTCGTTGAGTCCGGCAGTAGGCAGGATGCGATAGTTGTACGATCTGACCTGTGGAGTCCAGGTTGGGGTAGCTAACAAAGTGGCCAACTAGTTTACCGCCTTGCTTTGCCCACTAAGAGTGTCTACGAAGTCTGCTAGGACTGTGTTGTTGTCTTTATTGAGCTGATTGACAAGGTCAGGGGTCAAAGGCTTCGCCCCGCCAACTCCAGCTCCAGCTCCGCTACCGCCATAGGCGCCTTTTCCAAAGGTCTGTGTTGGGTCTCTATCAAAGATAAGCTCGGCAGCGGCCAACCGACTTTTTAAGTCCCGTTCTTGCCTCACTGCGGCAATGAGTGCTTCGCACGCGGCAGGCAACGCTTCCTTGCGGAATTTCTCCCTCATAGCATCGAGGTCAGAGTCATTCTGTTGATCCATCTTGTCAAGGGTTCCCTCAAGAACATGTTTCTCTATCTCACGGTACTCCTGAGAGGCAGCGATGCGGGCGAAGCCCGATTGCGAAAGCCCGAAGTGCTGTGCAATCTGTGCATCCTTGTAACAACCGCGGACGCGCAGACGAGCTATCTGGTGCATCTTCAAGAAGACTTTTCGGATCGGGTCGTCTATCAACTTTGTTACTCCTACTTCTGACTTCGACAACGAAGTTAGAGACCAGAGACCATCCCTGGGAACCTTTGGTTCATCCTGTTTCTTCGCATATCAGCGAAGCTGGCGAAGCTCGAAGCTGGTTGAGAGTACGGCACAGTTGGATTTTCTGGTGCGGGCGGAAGCGCTGTTGCAGGCGAAGCCCCGCCTTGCTCGTCACCTCCGGTAATCCCGGACAACAGTCCTGCGCCAGCACCAATGACGGCACCGACGGGTCCGCCCGTTGCGAAGCCTTGCGCTGCCCCCGTACCAGCACCGATCAAGCCTTTCTTTTTACTATACGCCACAACAACCTCCTAAATAACTAACAACGAAGTTGGTTCAAACACTAACCACAGTGAAGCTGCGAAGCTACCTACCACCCTATCACCACCGGAGGTGGTTGTCAAGTCCGGTTTTTCTAGCTTCGCTGCTAAATCCTTTAGGCTCAGCTCGCTGGGCGCATTGCAAAGCATTGCCCCGCAACGCGAAGCAACCAACTTCGTTGTTCCTCAACAACTAGCAAATTGGTCTTACCAATTTAAGGATTGAAGTGGTCAAACGAAGGTGACGAAGTCAGACGAAGTTTGGTTTGTATGAGTGAAATTGTATACTTGCAAAGTTGCAAAACTGGAAAAAATTTTTCGCGTGTCCTCCGTCCGCCGCTCCGTCGAGCTTTTTTTTAGCCCTAAGGGGTCCCCCCGGAAAACCTCCGACAGTACTATTGAAAGACTAGGAGAGCCACCTAGAGCAAACAGGCAGGTTCCTCTACCTCTGGTGAGGTATGGACTATCGAATGGGGAAAGGTTCGGACTCAGACTGACCAGCAAGGCTGGCAGGGCGGTCGGTGACTCCTCCGCTAAGCAACGCTGAGTAATCAATCCCTGAGATGCTGCAATAGTAATTGTCTCTCTCCAGCAAGTGGCTTTGCCACTTCTCAGAAAGCTGAGAATCCTTGACTGGGAGAATACAATGGAAAACACTACTGCTCTTGGTTCTGAATTGCTGAACCGTCTGACTTCGCCGTCTATCTCAATCACGAAGAAAGCGGAAGGTTCGCTTATCATGCGGGCGACGGAACGAGCGCATACGCAGTCGGCACGGCAATTGCGTAGCTGGCACAAGAATTGCGTCCGTGCTGCGGCTCTTATCTCCGCTGCTGACGGCAATCAGGAAGAAGCGCAAGTGCTCGCCTTAGAGTTCTTGTCGATGGAAGATAACAAACGCTAACTTCGTTAGTTAGCACAAGAGGCTAGGCGAAGCCTCTTGCCGGAGGGAAGACAATATGAAAAAGAGATATACGTCTTACGTAGGACGACCACTCAGGTCTCCTATCAAGACCTGTCCACTCAAAGGTCGCATGGGCTACGCTCGGAAGAAGGGCGTTAGCGGACGCCGTGCTCATCCGACTATCGTTCCGTGCCTGCCTCACAAGCGTCGCTTGTCAAAGACAGAGTGGCACATCCAATATCTGCTACGCGCAGCAAAGCGTGGCGAAACGGTTCAGGTTTGTAACCTGAAATACTAACACTTGTTAGTATACTGTTAATAAGTCAATTAGCGAAGCTAGCTGGAGGTCAAACAATGCCACAACTCAGCAAAACCGAAGTTGTCCGTGAAACCGACTTGTCATCGCTTTCACGTGATAGTCGCACAACAAGTGAGTTCTACGCCAATGGCCGGCCACTCTACCCTGTGAAGCGCCCGTTCCTCGCCAAGCCTAAGAACTCTGTCATGTGTGAGAAGCTGTTCCTTGCCTTGACCGGGAGGTCTGTCAAACAGTTCGTCAGAGAGCGGTAGACAGTGCATCCGCGAAGCTCTCTCACTAATGGCTCTCACGCTAAGTGGCTAATTATCAATCACTTAGCGTGAGAGATAGTAAGGCGATATAGTGGCATGGGGCCTAGGTGCCAGCCACGCAGGCCATGCTATAAGCCAAAGCCAACGTATACCAACAAACAACCGAACAGCCAAACGTCTAACAACAACAAAACACCGGCCTCAACAGGACAAAATTTCATCAACGTTTCTTATTCTTTTTTTTTTTTTTTTTTTTTTTTTTTTTTTTTTTTTTTTTTTTTTTTTTTGTTTTTTTTTTTTTTTTTTTTTTTTTTTTTTTT